TTGTTTGCTGATCTGCGCCAGATGAGCGATGTGCGGTTCGACGAGTCTGCGGACGCCGTAGTGAAGTGGGTGGAGTCGCAGAAAGACCCGGAGATTCGTAACGGGTACAAGGCGGTGCTGTTCCCGGGTAGTCCGCTTCGCGCTGACGCCGCTAGGATCGCGGAGGTGTTTCGTACCTATCACGCGATCAACCGTAAGGATACGCCGGTGCCTGCCCCTGCGGCAGTTGTGCCGGCTAAGGAAGAGAAGAAACAGGAGAAGCAGGTTTTGAAGGAAGTGCTGAAGACTATGGCTCCGGTAGCGTCGCGCCCTGGTGCAGCTACTACGTCTGAACCAGACCCTGATGACTTTGAAGCTAACTTCGCCGTCTTTTTGAAAGCGGCTAGCGGCGCTAACTGAGAGGTAGATTCACATGGCTCTGTCCCGATTTGGTGATATCGGTTCGCGTTCAGCTTCCTACAATATCGTAGAGATGCTGAAGCGGATGGTCCCGCTGATGCCGCTGGAGCGGTTTGGTCAGTCGGAAGTGGTCCCCCTGAATATGACGCAGACTGTCAAGTGGCGGCGATTCGAGCCGCTGCCGGTTACGACGGTTCCGCTGACGGAGGGTATCACGCCGGCCGGGCATACTCCGACGGTCACGGATGTCACCGCTAATTTAGTTCAGTACGGCGGATTCATCCGGCATTCCGATGTCATCCTTGATGTGGCTACGGACCCGATTCTCGCGAATTACCGTGATCTGCTTGCGCAACAGTGCGCGGAGACGCTCGAAACTGTTCGCTATCAGTCGCTCCTCGCTGGCTCGAACGTGTTTTACGCGAACGGCACGGCCCGCAGCGCGGTGAATACCGTGGTGTCTGCGACGCTACTTCGTAAGGTCGCGCGTATGTTGGTGCGTAACAACGCGCGTGAATTTACCTCTGTCGTGGCGTCGAGCCCGAACTACGCTTCGCAGGCTGTGGAAGCGGCGTACATTGTCCTTAGTCACCCGGACCTTGAGTACGATATTCGCCAACTCCCGGGGTTCATCCACAAGAAGAACTACGGATCCGGCGTTACCGCGCTCCCCGGCGAACTCGGTTCGTGGGAACGGTTCCGGTTCATCGAGTCTACGTTGTTCGCTCCGTTCTACGGCGCAGGCGGTACGAAGGGCTCGATGATCGGCGCTGGTACGGCGGCGGATGTCTATCCGATGATCGTGCTGTCTATGAACGCTTGGGCTACGGTCGTGCTTCGCGGTTCGTACTCTGGCAGCGATCGTAGCGCGGATGGTACGTCTGTCGTGTCGCCGGTCGATCTGATCGTGAAGAACCCTGGTTCTGGCGGTGCGGAAGACCCGATGAACCAGCGTGGATCGGTTTCTTGGAAGACCATGTTTACGGCGCAGATTCTCCAAGATGCGTGGATGTGCCGTGTTGAAGTTGCGGCTACCGAACTCTGATAGGAGGATATAGATATGCACCGTGAAATGGCTAACACCGCCGCGTGCTATACGTCGGCGAATGTCGCAATCAACGCCGCTGGTGCGGCTACGATCAAGACTACGAGTGCTTCGCAGATCATGTTCAACGGCGCTATTAAGTCCGTTGCAGCTACATCGGCGATTGCGTTCCCCGCTACGATTGCTTCGCAGCCGGCAGGCACTACGTTTACGTACCTCCTGACGTTCAAGTTCTCTGATGGTTCCGCGCGAATCTTTGGCCCGCAGGAACTGCTGGGTGTGAACGGTACGAATATCGGCAACCGTAATCCGACGGCGAATGCTACGGCCATCGCCAATAGTCTCCCGCGCGTTCCGGACGGGTTTGTTGTGGTCGGAGCTGTGAAGATTACGACTGACGCTACTACCACCTTCACGCCGGGTACTACGTTGCTTGACGCCGCCGGTATCACAGCGACGTACACGAACCTGTCAGGATACCCGGACTACGGTATCACGGTCTGATAAGAAGGGGCTCCGGCCCCTTACTTCTCTGTGGGGGTATCGTGGATAACGACAGCGTTGCCAGTATTAAGCGGGCTGAAAACGGATGGGTACTCTGTGTAAAAGTCCCATCCGGAGAGGAATACGCTATGATGGATCAGCACCGTATGGCGGTGTTTACTACGGTAGCTGATCTTACTGCTTTCCTCGGCTCTGTTCTCGATTCCTATCCGGAGACTGAATCCGAAGATGATATGGACGAGGATGAAATGTTCGCGCAATCATTCAGAGACGCCTTGAAAGGTATGCAGTCATGACCGATTTTGATTTTGGGGACATTGATTCTCCGCGGATTATTACCCCCGATACTTATTTGGACACTAGCCCGACCGTCGCGCCTCCGCCTACTGGGAAGAAATATCGGGTGATTATCAGTAGCGAGGCTAACAAGCCGTCAATCCGGTATCTGGCGATTAACGGCGTGTCTCGATATGTGCAGGTCGATGTTGAAGTGGAACTCGAAGAAGAATTCGTACGGATGCTGTCTGAAGGCACGCGCCCTATGCCGCGCGAAACCCGGGTCGATGGGATCGGCTCGATCGAGAGTATTAATGTGCGAGCGCATCAGTTCCAAGTGTTAGGCCCGGCATGACTACCAAGGCGTCACTACTCACGCAGCTAAAGTTTGAGCTTTTCGAGTCAGACTACGGCGGTATGTGGACGCCAGATTACCTCACTCGTAAGCTCAACGAAGCTCAGTATCGGTTCTGCGAAGACACTGGGTTGTTCGTCGATCGCGCCACATACGCCGTGAACGTCGCAGCGGGTACACAAGATTACCCGCTCGACCCTAAGATTATTCGTGTGCTAGACGCACGTATCTCCGGGTCGTCTTGCTCGCTAATGCAACTCTCTTATGAGGAGTTTGTAGCGTATGTCGCCGACGATACGACGTATGTGGGTACGCCCACAGTATTTACTACTGAGGCGGCGATGGGTACTTTTTCAGTACCTACGCCATCCGCGGATGTAACAGTTAAACTGCGTGTTCACCGGTATGCGCTGCACGAGATTGACGATACGCATGGGTCTGAGACCCCGGCGCAATTCGATCGGGCATTGATCCACTACGCTGCTGCTGAAGCCCTTTTGAAGCATGATGCGGAGTTATCTGACCCGGTGAAGTCGGCGGAGCACCGCAGTATTTATCGAGAAGAAGTAATACGCGCGCGTCAGTATGTAAACAACGTCATGGGCACGCACCTTGCCCTCGAAGTGAACCCTTCCTATGTGGTGTAAATTATGCCTACCCCAAAGGCGAAAGAGCTATACTCTATAGTAGGGTTCAACTTCGGTATTAACAACCTAGAATCAGCTACGGCCTTAGAATCTGACTCTCTAGGGCCGTACTCGTATAAGTACCGTATTGCGCTTCGTGAAGCAGTCAATGTTGACTTGACCCTTACCGGCGGCGTTCGTCGCCGCGACGGCTATTCCCTCATTTCTTCCGGTCGCGTTACCTCCCTCTGGTCCGATACCCGCCTATCTTTCGGCCTCTGCGTTCGTGACGGATATTTATGCCGAGTATCAGAGGACGGCGTACTGACGCAGCTTACTACTGTAACGAATGAATCCGTCTGCTACGCATACGCGAATGGCGACGTATTATGGTCTGATGGCGCGCGCTGTGGGCGAGTGAAGGCTGACGGCACTTGGGGATATTGGGGCCTGCCTGTTCCACCTAAACCCTCGGCTTCGACCGTGGCTGGTGGCGATCTTACTGAGGGTAGGTATCGCGTAGCGGTTACTTGCGTAGATGCCTTCGGACGGGAGTCCGCTTGCCTAGGGTTCGTTGAGGTTGATGTTACGAACGGGCAGAAGATCGTAGTTACTGGCGTACCTACAAGCGGTCGTTCTGATATCACTAACTTCTATGTGTACTGCTCTCTGCCATTCGGCGAGACTTTATACGTCAGTCGTAGGCTCGATCTCGGATTAGGCGGGTGTGAGATTTCATTGGCCGATCTTAAACGCGGGCAGGAGTTAGTAACGCTGCACTTATCCCCCCCGATGGGGGCGAAGTTCATCCGCGTTGAATATGGACGAGCATTGATTGCGCTGGAGAACTACATAGTATTTTCTTCGCCGCTCAACTTCGACCTGTTCGACGAAGCATATAACACTATTCCATTTGACTCGATAGTCACGGGTATCGAATGTACGGGAGACGGCTGGTACGTCGGAACAGAAAAAGGGCTGTACTTCCTGCAGGGCACTGACTTAGATAGTTTGAAAGTCGCGCGGCTTAACTACGCCGGCGTTGTATCTGGCACGATGACTCGCGTCGAACGGAAGTACATCGTAGATAAGGGCCGCGACGCTATCTACTGGCTTGGTACTGACGGCCTATTCTATTCCGGTAGTCCAGGAGGTGAAGTGGCTCCGCTTGCTGCGGGGCGGTTTAAGGTTGGGCGGTTCGCATCGGGGGCTTCTCTTACACGGCAGTTACGAGGTAGCAGATCAGTATTCTTCACACTTTCGCCCACTAACCTCGATGCCGAACGCGGAATAGCGCAGGTAGTTCCGCCGCTTGCTCCGTATAAATTGCAGGGGGCAGCGCAGTTGGGCGCGGTAGTATGCGGTATCTAGGGCCGGTGCATTTCCGATACCTCGGCGGAGGCCCCGTGCCTTTCGCCGCTGAATCGGCGGGGCGGGTCGCCCTTGGCAAACTACGAGCGATGTCCCCATCGGTGCCTACCTGTGCGTACACGGTTCGTACCCCGGAGTATATAGTAACAGCCCGCTTCTATTATGGGCGACCTATTGTAGATATAACCCCAATTGCCGGTACGTCGTTGACGGAGGAATACTCGGAAGATAGCGTCTTCGTGGATAGCGGGCTGCTATTCTATACCGCAGAAAGCCCGTTCTTTCGCGCCATATCTCGGCAAACGCAGCAGGTACTAGCCGAGGAGGCCGTGCATTCGTGGCTCGGTACTGTAGAACTCTACGCTAATGGCGGGTATAAGTTTAAGTCGGATAACAAGAACCCCTCTACGGCTATAGAAGACTTAATAGCAACGCTTCCGTACATCGAGTTCCCTGGGCGTGCTAGGCGGCTTAAACAGGCGCTGCTCGGTCGTATGGACG